AGAATATGCCAACGCAAAAATCTATGGAACTCGGTCTATTAGAAATCAAAGAAGGCTCTTATATCAATGGTGCAGGTGTAAATGTTACTACTAAAACACCAAAAGTTACCGGAAAGGGACAGCAGTATTTTATCAATAAGTTCCTTGCAGCATAAAAATAAACCCCATAAGAACTGGTACTTCTTACAGGGTATAGCAAATAACTCAGCTACATAGTAGCAGAAAGTGAGCAGAAATGCAATGAAAAAGATTTTAGAAGCATGGATTGAGCAAAAGATCAAGTTTGACAGCGAAATGGAGTATCTGACGTTCTACCATGATTTGAAAAATGGAAAGAAAGCTTATGAAGTAGTAAGTGAAGAAAAGTGTTCAGACGGTTCAGTTGTAGTTCATTTATTAAGACAGTACAACAATAATAAGTTTCCGAAAGCAGGTGAGTAAATGACATTCAGTGAAAAGTTAAAACAGGCTATGCAAGAATTACACCTGAATCAGCGTCAGGTGTGCGGTATGACTGGAAAAAGTAAAGGGTCTGTCAGTCAGTACCTTTCAGGTAAACAGATACCGTCAGATGATGTTCAGAATGCTATTGCAGTAGCACTTGGACTTGAATCAGATTACTTTTCAAAATCTGATGAACAGGTGGTTGTACTTCCAACTGCTGAATTAAGAAATGGGGTAATTCCCCGGTTAGATGTGGAAAAGGCTGCAAAGCTGTTACAAATGAACCACAACACAGTTCGTAAGGGGCTACAGCAAGGGGTTTTCCCTTGGGGTTACGGTATTCATACATCTGATAACCGATGGGTGTACTTCATCAACGCAAAACGTTTTGCGGAGATTGAAGGAATTACAGTATAGAAAGTGAGGTTTAATAACATGAAAAAATTTGAATTTACAGGAGAAACCAAGACAATAAGTTTACTTTTTAGAACGGCTACACTTCACAGAATCAGAGCGGTAGCAGAATTTGGTCTTGTCAAAATCGGTGATCTTGGCGGCTGGATTGAGAAAGAAGAAAATCTTTCCCATGAAGGAAAGGCTTGGGTTTGCGGTGATGCCAAGGTTTGCGGTGATGCCAAGGTTTGGGGCAATGCCAAGGTTTGCGGTGATGCCGAGGTTTGGGGCAATGCCAAGGTTTGGGGCAATGCCAAGGTTTGCGGTGATGCCGAGGTTTGGGGCAATGCCAAGGTTTGCGGTGATGCCGAGGTCTTTTCTGCAAGTCATGTGTTAGTGATCGGTGCTATTGGTAGCCGGGACGATTTCACAACATTCTTTAGAGATAAAGACAATGAAATTACTGTCAAGTGTGGTTGCTTCCTTGGTAAGATTGATAAATTTCTTGAAAAGGTCACACAGACACATGGTGATTCTAAGTATGCATTAGTTTACAGAGCAGCAGTTGAGGTTGCAAAATTACAGATTGACCTTTTCGGTGAAGCACCAAAGGACGCTGATGAATAATGAATGATCTTCAATTCATGCCCCATCAGGAAGAAGTGCTGAACCTGACTGATGATAAAAACAGGTGTGCTTATTACTTAGATATGGGACTTGGTAAAACTTTTGTAGGTGCTGAAAAAATGTATTTGCTGAACAATACTGTAAATTTGATTGTATGCCAAAAATCAAAAATTGATGATTGGGTTGATCACATGAAAACGTATTACCCTGAATACAGGGTTATGGACTTGACCAAGAAAAGTGAAGGTGTGAACTTCCGTACACTGGTTGAAACCAAAGACCTGCATGATCAGAACATTCAAATTGTCGGTGTAATCAATTATGATTTGGTATTCAGACGTAAGTATATAGCCCATATAACCGACTTTACATTGTTACTTGATGAATCAAGCCTTATATGCAACGAAAATGCTAAACGGTCAAAATTCATATTGAAGTTACAACCGGAAAGCGTGATCTTGCTGTCAGGTACACCAACCGCAGGAAAGTATGAACGGTTGTGGTCACAGCTTAAGTTGTTAGGTTGGGACATTAACAAGAAAGCCTTTTATGCTTCCTATGTTCAGACGGAATGGATTGAAAACGGTGATGGGTACAAGAAAGAAGTAATCACAGGATATAAGCACGTTGAGCATTTGAAGAAAAGACTTACACAGTTTGGTGCAGTATTCATGAAAACAGAAGAAGTGATTGAACTGCCTGAACAGACTGAACAGAAAATTTTCTTGAAGATCACAAACGAATATAAGTTTTTTATCAAACACAATTACTTGGAACTTGATACAAGGAACTTAGTCAGATTCAAAGATGATTCAGATTTTGAAGGTGAAGATGTGACACCAAGGGTTGAGTTGATCGGTGATAATAGCCTGACCAAAACATTATATTGCAGACAGCTGTGCGGTCAATGGCATAAGGAAAAACTGGAAGCATTCAGGGACTTACTGGAATCAACTGAAGATCGGTTGATTGTGTTTTATAACTTCAATGAAGAACTTACAAGACTTAGAAAAATATGTGAATCACTCAACAGGGAAGTCAGTTTTGTAAATGGTTCAGGACGTTCAATGTATGCCTATGAATGTGTAGATAACAGTGTCACATTTGTTCAGTACCAAGCCGGGGCAATGGGTGGTAACTATCAGAAAGCAAATAAGATTGTGTACTTTACGTTGCCACTTGGAAAAGGGTCTTGTGATCTTTGGGAACAGTCAAAGAAGCGTATACACAGAATCGGTCAGAACAGACCATGTTACTACTATTACCTACTGGTAAAGGGAAGTTTTGAAGAAAGGAATCTTGCAGCATTACGGGAAGGGAAGGAACTAACTGATGAATTGTTTGAAAAATAAAGTGCTTTTAGATATGGCAAAGCTGAATCTTTTATCATTCCTGATTTCAGCTTGCTTCATAGATGGACAATCGTGGATCCCATTTTATATCTGCTGTGTAAACGCTGCTTGGCTGACCTTATTCGGTTATGCAAACAATTGGTTTGTAGGTGGTGATGAATTATGACGTGTGGTGATTGTGTAGAAAAGAACCGATGTAGCAATCACGGGATTACTGTTGTACATCATTTAAAAAGAAGAAGGTGAGTGAATGGCAGCAGAAAAGAATTTTGAAAACCGGGTTAAAAAATACTTAGATGAATACGGTTGTTGGTGGCTTAAATACTGGGGTGGTGCAGCTTACACAAAAAGCGGTATTCCTGACATACTGTGTTGTTCTGATGGTATGTTCCTCGGTATAGAGGTAAAAGCTCCAAACGGTAAGCCGAGCATATTACAGTTGTATAATCTGCAAGAAATAAGGGCGTCCGGCGGTTATGGGATTTTACTATATCCAAAGGATTTTGAAAAGTTCAGAGAGTTCAATGAACATAAAGAACAGGATAATGCTTGGTATCTCGAAAATATAAAATACCAGTCAGACTGGAAAAAGAAGTTAGAAAAGGAGATTTAACAATGACAAGAGAAAAACAGATTGAGTATTTCAAAGGTTGTCTTATGGCAACAGGTCGTGAGGGTGTGGAAGATTTACTTGACTTCATCGAAGAACTTGGTTTTTATGATGCCCCTGCATCTGGTGGAAACCATTGCTGTAAAGATGGTGGACTGTTAGAGCATACAGTGAACGTCATGCAGTACGCTGAAAAGATTGGTCTTACACTGCTTGGAAGTGAAGCATATAACAAGATTCACAGCAGCGTGATTATTGCATCAGCTTTACACGATCTTGGTAAGTGCGGACGTTATGGAAGCCCATATTATGTTGCAAACATGGTACAGGATGGCAGACCAACAAAGAAAAACCCTGAACAGAAGTATAAGAGATCAGAAAGTAAACCGTACAAGATCAGTTCTGATTTGTGCCATATTGACCACCCTTTAAGATCGGTTGAACTGGCAGCACGTTACATTGATCTGACAGAGGAAGAAGAACACGCTATATTCTATCATGATGGTGCTTATGGTAGTCTTGCGTATGATCTGAAAGGTCATGAAGAACCATTGCAGGTGATCATTCATTTTGCAGATTTTTGGTCAGCACAGTTTCTTGAGGTCGGAAAACTTGACAGATTCAATGATCAGGTGAAGTCGGAAGAAACAACCGATGAAGTAAAAGAGGAAGGTGAAAATAATGAAGAAGAATAAAAACAGTTATGAAGAAGTTCTTGAAGCAGAAGTTGCAAAGCTGAAAGAAGAAAATAGACATTTGAAAGACGAGCGTGATGAACTGAAATATATGCTGAATGATATGCGTAGTGTTGTTGATGCTGCAAATGATGACTTTTTCAATG